AATCAGACATATGGAAGAAAAGCAAATCCCGCCCAATTATCCAATATGACCTAAATGGACATTTCACCCAGGAATGGGCGTCTGCTAAACATTTCTCAGAAAAGAATGGATTAACTAATGGAACTTTAATCACACATTGTCTTAAAGGGAAAATAAAAACAGCATATAAATCATTATGGAAGTACAAAACCCCAAACTACCCTCAAAAAATTTCCCCTGTAATTTTAGAATATGAAAAAATGAAAATAAATCAATATGATTTAAAAGGAAACATAGTAGGGGAATGGGATAGTATTTTAGAAGCTTCAAATGCTTTAGATATTAAAAAACAAAGTATAGTTAATAATCTTAAAAATAGATCTAAATCTTCTGGAGGGTTTATTTGGAAATATAAAGTTTAATTCGTATTTTTATTAAAATTTAAAAATTAAAACAAGTTGTATCAATCAGTTTTTTATAATAGGTTACCTGGAGAGGACCAATGGTCATATTATCTCAGGGACGATAAAAAAGGTATCCATAAATTTACATATTGGCCTACAGTTTATAAACTTGATGAAGATGGAGAATTTGAAACTTTGTTTGGTAAAAAATGCTCTCCTGTTCAAGGCAAATACGATAAAAAAGACCCAACAATATATGAAAAAGACATTGACCGTGAACTTGTATTGTTACGAGATCTATACTATAAAACAGATGATATGCCAGAATATCACAATACAGTTTATTTAGATATTGAAATTGAAATTTTAGGTGCACTTACTCCATTTACAATCAAAGAAGCAAATGCTGAAATTACAGCTATTGCTTTAATTGATACTTCAAATAAAGAAAAAATATGTTTTATACTTGATAAAGAAAGTAAAATTGATGAAGTAAATTTAGATGGTAAAAAAGTTATCCCTTGCATAGACGAAAACACTTTACTACGTAATTTTTTAAACAAATGGGAACAAATGGATCCTACAATTGTAGTAGGTTACAACAGTGATTTCTTTGATATTCCGTATCTATACTATAGAATCAAAAAACGTTTAGGAGATGAAGTAAATCGTTTATCTCCTGTAGGTAAAGTTGAAGAAACACCTTCCCAACCAAATTCTCCAATTCGTATTGGTTTAGTTAATAGTTTAGATTACATGCATTTGTTTCGCAAGTATATAATGAAAGAAGAATCATCATACAAGTTAGGTGACATAGGTTTGAAATATGCTAAACTAGGAAAAATAGAATACAACGGTAACTTAGACACGTTATTTAAAGAAGACCCAAACAAATTTATAGACTATAACATTCGAGATGTTGAAATTATAGAAGCATTAGAGGAAAAACTTAAATTTATTGAATTGACTGTTTTAATTTCTCATTTATGCCATACCCCATATGAATCAATTCACTATAACACAGCATTAAATGAAGGTGCTATTTTAACGTATTTAAAACGTGAAAATATTGTAGCACCAAATAAGCCAACAACTACTAACCCATCAATTAGAGAACTAGAACTAGGTGATTCTGTTGTAAACCAACGAGGTACGTCTACAATTGAAGGTATAGTGTATAGTTTTGAAGATAAACAAATAATAGTAAAAACATTATCAGGTAAATATATTACTCGTAACCCAAGAACAGTTAAGAAAAAAGATAGTTATGCAGGTGGATATTTACTTGATCCCATCCCCGGTTTATATTCGGATGTAAGTGATCTTGACTTTACCTCACTATATCCTTCAATTATCAAATCAATTAATTTATGTATTGAAACATTAGTATGTAGAATTGTAACTAAAAACAACTACGAACAATATAATTCACTTGAACAACTAAAACAACGTGACCCTGAAGAAAGATTACATATTCAAAAACTAAACAAACATTCCTATCAATTACAAGATGCTACTATAGCAGTAGGAGCCCTAATTAGATTAATTGAAGACAATAATTGGACTATTTCAGCTAGTGGAGCGTTTTTTACAACTGATAAAAAAAGTATTGCTTGTACAGTATTAGAAGACTGGTTTGATAAACGAGAACACTATAGAGCACTTAAGAAAAAAGCAGGTAAAGCAGAAGATTGGGCAAATTACAAACTATATGACTTGTACCAAATGGCGTTTAAAATCCTTCAAAACGCATTATACGGTACGTATGCAATTAATTCATGGCGCTTTACTGATGGATTTAAAATGTGTTCTTCTGCAATTACAAACAGCGGACAGAGACTTACGAAGGAGTCAATCATATTTGTAAACAAATACATTTCCGATCAACTTGAAATTGACCCTAGAGAATTTGTTATTGCAAGCGATACAGATTCTCTTTACATGGAGTTAACAGATCTACTTAAACATAGAAACCCTGATTTAAACTACAATAATCGTAAAGAAAAAACTAATAGATTATTGATTTTAACAGAGGAACTTCAACAAGCAGCAAACGATAATTTAAACAGTATCACGCAGGATTTGTTCAATATGCATGGTAAACACCACTTTGTGCTCAAACAAGAGGTAATCGCTGAAAAAGCGTATTGGTCGGGAAAACGCCGTTATGCTATGTATATTGTAAACAAGGAAGGTGTTGAAATCGAGGAACTAGAGATGAAGGGATTAGACATTATGAAATCTAATTTTCCTCCCTACTTTAGAAACTTTGGTGAAAATTTAATTAAAAATATTTTATTTAGCAAATCTAAAGAAGAGATAGATAAAGATGTAATGGAATTTAAAAATTCAATACAAACCGTAGAATGGATTAATTTACTTAAACCAACTGGATTAAAAAAGATGGGTGAATATATTGAACGTAAACCTATGGCTGGTGAATTATTTACAAAACTTAAATTGAAATGTCCAGTCAATACAAAAGCAGCCATAGCTTCTAATGATATACTACGTTTTAAAGGCTTAACTAAACAATACCCAGAATTTACTATTGGAGACAAGATGTATATTGCTATTTTAAAACAAAACCCTTACCAACTGACAGTTGTAGGTTTAAACGGATATAACGATTCACCCGAAATAATTGATTTAGTAGACAAGTATATTGATCGTGATGGGTTATTTGATAGTATAATGCGTAATAAACTTGAATCACTTTATGGTGATATTGGTTGGTCATTAAATTTGAACCCATATCGTGCAAAATTCTTTAACTTTAGCTAGGATATTTAAAACATTTTTTTTATCTTTAACATATGGTAAATAAATTAGTTCTTCAAAGTGTTATAAACAAATACTACTTAGGCGAAAACGAATCCGTCAAGTGGGATATCAAAAATAAAACCCTCACAATAGATTTTATGTCTATAAACAAAGAGGTAATAGGTAAAATTATCCACAACAATATAGACATTGAAGATAGTGAATTAGCCATTTTCGATACCAAAAAATTATTGAATCTATTAAGCATCACACAAGGTGATTTAATGTTTGAATTAGAAAAAGGTAAATCTGTTTATACTAAAATGAAATTTGGAGATGCTTCTTTTAACTTGACATATGCTTTAGCTGATCCACTATTGATTGGAAAAGTAGGTTCTGTAAGTGAACCTGAATGGAACGCAATTTTGCCTTTAGAAAAAGAATACGTTGATGATTTAGTTAAAGCAAAAAACGCATTAACAGGTATTGGTTCAATGACTATTTCTGTTGAAGTAGATTTAAACGGAGATAATATGTGTTTATTTACATTTGGAGATGAACAAGGCCATAACAATAAAATTACATACCAAATGTATGGAACCATTACCCCTCAAAAAGTAGAAATTCCATTTAACTCAGATATGCTTAGAAACATTTTAAAAGAAAATAAAGATTTAGAAAGTGGTACTTTATATTTAAGTTACCAAGGACTAATGAAACTTGAATTCAAATCAGAAGACACTACTAGTAAATACTATATGGTTCGTAAAGAGGAAAGTAGCTTCTAGTATGTATATTAGAATTAGGAAATTCAAATAAGTTTTCGTATATTACAGTTATAAATTTAAAATTAGTTATGCAAGAAACAAAACGACGCGGTCGTCCCGCTAGAGACGAAAATGACACCCAATCAAACTTATGTACAATTAAAGATCCATCAATGGATCCTTTCTACATTGTAAAAGATGCTACAAACTTTACAGTTATAGAAAAATCTATTGCTACAAGAGGATTTGCTGGTAAAAAAGCATCTGGTAAAGAATCTGAAAAAATTATAGGGTACTATAGTAGTTTTGGAAATGCTGTAAATCGCGTTGCAAAAGAAAAATTTTATCAAAATGAAGGTGATTATGAATCTATTCAAAAATATATCAACACCTGGAAAGAAGTTAAAGAAGGAATGGAAACAATGTTAAATAAATTAGAAATATGAAAAAATTAGAAGCACTATTTGATGCGGTAATTGTAAAACCGCTTGAAACCGAAGAAACACAATTTGGATCTATTTTTATCCCAGATGCAGGTAAAGATAGAAACGAACAAGGAGTTGTAATTGCCGTTGGACCTGGAGTAGAATACGCAGGAATTGGATTTGTAAATACTACAATTAAAGTAGGAGATACAGTCATTTTACCTACAATGGGATTTTCTAAATTGCAATTTGAAGGAAATGAGTATTATATTGGAAACGAGAAACAAATTTTAGCAAAAATTAAATAAAACAAACAATGAGTAAAATTATAGAATTTGGGCCAGAAGCACGAAAAAAATTAGTTAAAGGTATTGATACCTTAGCAGATGCTGTAGTAGCAACATTAGGTCCTAATGGTAGAAATGTAGTATATGTTGAAAATGGAATGGTAGTTTCAACTAAAGATGGTGTAAGCGTTGCAAAACAAATTACTTCACTAGAAGATCCAATTGAAAATTTAGGTGCTCAAATGGTTAAACAAGCAGCTATTAAAACATCTGATCATGCTGGTGATGGTACTACAACCTCTACTTTACTAGCACGTGAGTTAGTAAAAGGTGGTATTTCTAAACTGAACGAAGGAGCAAATGCTGTTGAAATTAAAAGAGGAATTGATGCTGGAGTAAAAGAAACATTATCTACACTTAAACAAAACTCAGAAAAGATTTCATCGGAAGAACAACTTGAACAAATCGCTACAATTTCAGCAAACAACGATCCTGAAATTGGAAAGTTGATTTCTCGTGCTATGGAAAAAGTAGGACGTGAAGGTGTAGTTTATATTGAAGAATCAAAAACTGATGAAACATATCTTGAAGTTGTAGAAGGTATTCAATTTGATAGAGGTTACAAATCTCCATATTTTGTTACAAACAACAACAACATGTCAGCAGTATTACAAGATGTTTCTATATTGTTAGCTGATCATCGTTTTACAAATATAAAAGAATTAGTTCACATACTAGAAGGTGTAGCATCTAAAGGAAAATCATTGCTGATCATATCAGAAGATATTGACGGTGATGCATTAGCTACTTTAATTGTAAACAAAATGCGTGGTACACTTAAAGTTGTAGCTGTAAAAGCACCTGACTTTGGTGAACGTCGTAAATTGATCCTTGAAGATATTGCTATTTTAACTGGTGGTAAAGTATTTGACAAGGAAAAAGGTATGAAACTTGATCGTTTTGATTTTGGATGGTTAGGAAGTGCTA